CAACCCAGAAAAGAAACCTCCGACAACACCGATGGCACCTTTTAGAATACCAACACCAGAAGAGATGCCACCAAAGAATAGATTAGCCACCCCTCCGACAGCTGTGAAGCCTTTCCCTACAGCTGACATCCCAGCTGACAGTCCACCCATGACTGTGACTGTATTGCCCGCTGTTTTTGATATATCGCCCAGTGCACTACCAGCACTTCGGGATGCATCAGCTTGTTTTCCCATTGCGGCTGAAAGCCCTTCAGAGCCACCGGTATTCTCTTTCATCGCTTCAGTAAGCTTTTGAGTATCAGTTGTTGCGTTTTTAGCTGACTCTCCTACTTGGTTTGTGCTTTCAGTTAATTTCTGAGCTGCATTGGCTTGTGCACCCATAGCACCAGATATCTGCTGCAAGATTTTGTTCTGATCTTGCAGCAGTTTATTCATCTGTTGGACTAAATCCAACTGGTCTGGTGTGTTTGGTCCGGTAGTCGACACGAACTATCTCCAAATAAAAAAGAACCCCTAACGAATTATAATTATCCGATAGGAGAGAAAATCGTAAAGTATTCTTTGACTATAAAGGCCAAGACTTACCAGTTATCTTCTTAAAGCTCTTTGCAGCTCTATTTTTTGCTTCGACTAGTTTTTCTATTTCTTGTAGTTGAACGCTTTTTCGCTGTAGGTTTTCGTACAACTTTCGGCTTGCGTTTAGTACTTTTTGAAACGCTTTCACTTCGTTTATCTTCCCTTGTATCTTCACTGACTTTTGATTGCCCGTGATGTACCGTATCGATTCTATTATCAGTTTCTGTTTCTTCATTGAAATACTCCTTTGCCCACTGAGTGTAATTATTCTGTAGCTTGACGATTTTACCTTTCTTTGCAAGTTTTTCTTCCCAATATGCATTTTGAGCAGTCACAACTCTATTTCCCCAAGTTTCTGTAAATACTTCAATAGCATTTTCTATTTCTAAAACTTTTATGATTTCACAAAATACAGGAGAAGACTGCACAACTAAAAGTGCGTATATGCAATCACCAACCTTAGCTTCTGTTATCTTTATCATCCCATAATTGCCAGCTGAAGTTCTATCTTCTCTTTTATCTCTTGCAATGTTGCTACAACGTTTTCCGGATAATCACTACTTATACTTTCTTTAATTTGCTCTTTTATTTTAACCAAAGCATCAGACAATTCTGTATATGGAACTGGCGTATTTATAATTACTTTCTCTGATATAAATTTCTCTTGTAGGACTTCCATGTCAGTTACGTCTAAATCATATCCAGAGGATTGCAATTCTGAAAGCATCCTCTGGATAAAATCACCAACAGTTTCTTCTGTCATACATAGCCAATCAAGTTTAATATTATACGCTTCCGAATATGCTTTTTTCATAGTAATAGACAATGGCAAATTTCCGCTGACATAAGAAGACCATAGTTTCTCCATTAGTCTGACCCAAATAAATCTTTAAAGGTAAAAGGGAATCTGTCTGCTTTCTCTTTTGACTTTTCAATTACTTTTTCAATCAATACCAATGATGATTCAGCTTTGATCATTTTATGGACTTCTTCAAAACAACCGGCCTTGTAAGCTCTTTCTAGAAGATCTAGAATCTGGTTTGAACTAATCATTACGTAAATCTCCTTAGTTTTGAAGGTACCATTGCCCTTTGTCTTCCCATCATAGACCTAACGTCAGGTGAGTTGTGTTGTGCTCCTCTAGAAGCACCTCCCTCACCATTGTTAGCATCGTTAGATTTTTTAATCTCTTTTTGTATTCTTTCTATAAACCATCTTCGTTGCCAAATTGGAATATTGTATCCTTCGATATAAGAAAGTCCCATATAGTACATTAGAAGAAATATCTGTTCTAAGAAGATAGGCTTGTCATTAGGAGTCAGGCCAAAAAAAGCTTGCGCCTAACGGCATTGAGACCTCCGACTCTTCTGAACAGTGAGGACAGTGTATGTGTTGCTTCATAGAGATACCCGGTTCATTAGCATCCATTCCTTTACGTAAAGCTAAAGAATAACGGGTAGGCATTCTTTGGATAAACATTTGGATTTTTGTCTTATCTGTTATATCATTGATTGCAACTATTTGCTGTTGATATCTAGTAGTGATCAAATTGTCAGATTTGAATCCTTGCTTCTTTTTTCTTTCTTGCATCGATGTCATGTATTGTTCGTCATGGCCGTTCATGTGCCGATACCTAATTGTCAAATCTGGGTCTGATTCTTTTGACTTAGGCATTGGAAGCTCAAATACATTCGAACCTTGTGCAATAGGCTCTGAGCTCAATCTAGTGATTGGTAAAGCAGAGAGATCAAATCCTTGTTTGGATCTTTCTCCGCAAGAAGGACAGTTAACTTCGATCTTATATTCTGCACCGTATCCTGTAATTCTTAAAGAAACCATTAATGCATTTCTATCGCCAAGAATCATGTCATTTGGATCTATTCGCTTGTCGATCAGGCAAGATTTAATAAGCTCCGTGATAACAGTCCCTTTTTTGATCAATGCTTTTGAAGTCAAAATATCTTCTTCTTTAGCAGTCATTGCTCTAATTTGAACTGTCTCTTGCATATGCAGTGGATGCTCCGGAGGGTATATCACTCCTTTTGATGGCAAAGGCACATTTTCGACTGGTATATCCAAGCCGAACTCATCTCTCATCACGTCGCCTCTAGGGCCTGACCATCCTGCAGCCATAGAACCATCGGGTGCCGAGGTTCCACCTGTTAAGACGTTATTTCCTTCTCTTGTACTCATATTGTCTCCATAACAAAACTAATTAAACTGAACTTAATACTATTTTATCCTACATGTGCGAGTTGTACATTGGATATGTTTAATTATATGTCGCAGAAATAAATGAAGCGCAGAACCCCGAAAGATTCTACGCCTTTTATTAAATATTATGTTTAGATCAATATTGGAGCACGCAATTGTCGAAACGAAGAGTGAGTGAGATCTCCATTGGAGCTCCGTCTTCGTATGATACATCGCCAAAGCCAGCATTTGTAAGGAAACATCCTTTGATGTCCCACAATTCGATGACTGTTCCAACAGGGTCAACCAACTTAAGTTGGCAATCTCTCTTGTAAAAGTCAGCGTAACCAGAACGACCTGATACAGATTCGAAGTGAGTACGAACCCATTCCATAACCTGTTGTGCACCAGAAGGCGCAATAGGATCGTGCAGAGTAACTGCAAGTGTCTCGAAAGAAGCAAGACCTGCAACATAACGCTTAGAGTTCATGTATGAGATTCCTTGTTCTTCAATTGAGATACTTGGTCGAGCTGCAGTCTTGATTAAGAATGAGTCTATTCCCTCTAAAGCAAAGATCCAACGGTTTTTGCGTTTGGGTTCAAATTTGTTCGGCAACATGTCCTGTACTGATAGTGTTTCTGCCATTTTAATTCTCCTGATAAGTGTTTTTGTATTCTATTAATAACTATGATGTATTAGATTTCTGCGCCCGCATTGGTTACAACAAAGTCCAAAGATATGAATTCGATTGATTTTGTAGGCTGCAAGAATATCTTACCACGAATGGTGTTGTTTTCTACATCTTGTTGAGTGGTAGTGGTTGTGTCAATTACCACTTTATATCGATCAAGCCCTTGTTGTTGTTGGATTCGACCCAATATTGGATTTACCAATGAACTGAATCTTGCAAGAGTAGACTCCCTATTTGGTTCGAAAAGAACTGAAGATGCAACAGTTCTGACTTTTCTTCTAACATCAATTAACAATCTTCTTACATTGACTCTATCTAAAGCAGATTGAGCTTGCAACATTGTTTTTTGTCCGAAGATCACAACAGAATCTCCACTATTCGGAAAAGTAGTGATCGGATTAATGTCTGTATCATATAGTACATCCATATTAGGGCGATTAAGGTATACAGCTGGTTCAATAGCTGTAGGGAGTGCACCACGGGCGAATCCTGCAGGAGCATACCATGGATGAGCTACAGAGTCATTTAACGACATAGCGCCTAGAACAGCCACAGAAGAAGGTGCAACAACGTTAGTCA